CCCAGATGATGATTTACCAGATTTACCCTTTTAATGAAAAAACTAACTAAAACCATACCGCCTAAAAGAGGGCCCAACCCACAGGGGTTGAATATTCCTTTAAAACAAGTTAAAGTGGCGGATACACCGGAGAAAATAAATGGCAGATATAGACAAATCGTTACCAAACGTAAAAACATCAATAGAGGTTAATCCTCAAGAAGAAATAGAAATACAAGAAGAGCAAGCTGTAGAGTCGCAAGACCCTAGCGTAGAAGTTATACCTAATGAAGATGGTAGTGTACAAGTAGACTTTGAACCAGGTAAAGTAAACATAGAGGGCACACCAAATCACTTTGACAATTTAGCAGAATTATTACCAGAAGATATTACAGACCCTATTGGTTCTGAACTTGTAGAAAATTACATGGACTACAAAGCTTCTAGAAAAGATTGGGAACAATCATATACAAATGGCTTAGATCTTTTAGGTTTTAAATATGATAACAGAACAGAACCATTTCAAGGAGCAAGTGGTGCAACACACCCTGTTCTTGCAGAGGCTGTCACACAATTTCAAGCTGGAGCTTACAAAGAATTATTACCTGCAGAAGGACCTGTTAGAACTCAAATAGTAGGTAATCCAGATCAACAAAAAGTAGCACAAGCTCAACGTGTTAAGGATTACATGAACTATGAGTTGATGGAAAAAATGGAAGAGTATGAACCTGAGTTTGATCAAATGTTATTTCACTTACCCCTTGCAGGTTCAACTTTTAAAAAAGTTTACTATGACGATTTACTAGGACGAGCTGTTTCTAAGTTTGTTCCGGCAGATGATTTAGTGGTTCCGTATTCTGCTACCTCATTAGAGGATGCGGAATCCATTATTCAAACAATAAAAATGTCTGAGAATGATTTAAGAAAACAACAAGTAAACGGTTTTTATTCTGATATTGAATTACAAAAACCACAATCAACAATGAAAGATGATGTTGAAGCTAAAGAACATGATTTAGAAGGCACAAAAAAAACAGGTAAACAAGAAATGATTTACACTTTGTTAGAGTGTCATGTAAATTTAGATTTAGAAGGTTTTGAAGATAAGGATGCAGAGATGAATCCAACAGGTATTAAACTACCTTACATTGTAACTGTCGACGAGACTTCAAGAAAAGTTTTATCAATTCGTAGAAACTACGAACCAACAGATCCAAAAAGAAATAAGATCCAGTATTTTGTACATTTTAAATTTCTACCGGGTTTAGGATTTTATGGTTTTGGATTAATCCATATGATTGGCGGATTAAGTAGAACTGCAACTGCTGCACTCCGTCAATTGTTGGATGCAGGAACTTTGTCTAATTTACCGGCAGGATTTAAACAAAGAGGTATTCGAGTTAGAGATGAAGCAGCTCCATTACAACCAGGTGAATTTAGAGATGTAGATGCGCCAGGTGGTAATTTAAGAGATGCGTTTATGACATTACCATACAAAGAACCATCACAAACATTACTAGCCTTAATGGGTGTTGTAGTGCAAGCAGGTCAAAGATTTGCAGCAATCGCTGATATGCAAGTTGGCGAGGGCAATCAAAATGCTGCTGTTGGAACTACAGTTGCATTATTAGAACGTGGTTCAAGAGTTATGTCTGCAATACACAAAAGATTGTATGCAGGTATGAAACAAGAATTTAAATTACTTGCTAAAGTATTTAAAACATATTTACCACCAGTATATCCGTTTGATGTGGTTGGTGGCAGACGAGAAATTAAACAAATGGATTTTGATGACAGAGTAGATATTTTACCCGTTGCAGATCCAAATATTTTTTCTATGGCGCAAAGAATATCTATGGCGCAAACAGAATTACAACTTGCAACATCAAACCCACAGATACATAATTTATATGCAGCATACAGAAAAATGTATGAAGCATTAAATGTAAAAAATATAGATCAAATATTACCTCCACCAGCGCCAATGGCACCGATGGACCCAAGTTTAGAGCATATAAATGCTTTAGGTATGAAACCTTTTCAAGCTTTTCGTGGTCAAGACCACAGAGCACATGTAACGTCTCACTTAACTTTTATGTCTACAAACATTGTAAGAAATAATCCTGCTGTTATGGCTGCAATACAGAAAAATATACTTGAACATATTAGTTTAATGGCACAAGAACAGGTAGAATTAGAGTTTGCAGAACAATTGCAGCAAGTTCAAGTGTTACAAGTGCAGGCTCAACAAGATCCAATGGCTCAACAACAGATACAAAAGCTTTCTCAAGACATCGAAGCTAGAAAAGCAGTGTTAATTTCTGAGTTAACAGCAGATTTTGCAAAAGAAGAGAAGGAAATTACGTCACAATTTGACTCTGACCCTCTTTTAAAACTAAAATCACGTGAAGTTGATCTACGTGCAATGGAAAATGAACGTAAAAAACAAGCTGATGAAGCAAATCAAGATTTAAACAGAGCAAAATTAATGCAAGCAGGTCAAATTGCAGAAGATAAGCTTGAACAAAACGAAGATTTAGCTAAATTACGTGCTGGAGTTAGTCTTGCAAAGACAGGTGTACAACAAGCACAAGTTATGATAGACGATAATTAAGAAAAGGAGCAAAAAATGGAAAAACTTGACAAAATACAAGAAGTTAAAGTTGCTGAACAGAGTATTGAAATAGATCCTAGATCTAAAACTACTGCTGATGGTGCTTTTAACTATATTGGTACAGGAAAACCTGAATTACCAGTCGGTGGTCAGAAAAGAATGTTACCAGAAAAGAAAAGAAATTCTAAAGCATACTAATTATGTGGCTATCGGCAATAAAATTAGCCGTCTCTGCTGGAAGTAAAATTTACGCTAACAAGCAGAAGACAAAAATGGCAATGTCAGAAGCA